AATACGATTATTAGGCTGAGCTGCATAATTCCCGTTATCAAGAGCCAGTATATGTGCACACTTATGTTCTTGAGGTATTTCAGAGTGTTCAGTATTGAGAATATTAGTTTCTGGATGAGCCCAGTCAACTGTAAATAAATATTCTCCATGATAGAACTTTTTATCTAATCCTAAATATTTACCTTTTAGACCAGCCAACCAATCAAAGCAATGCACAGAAGGATAATAACTAAAACAGTTCCACAATTCCAATTCGTGCGTCTGCATATTCGGCACATCGGCTCTGTCATACGATTTTTGGAAAAACGCTGAGATAGGCAAACGCCAAAAGCACGCACCATTCGGTAACATGATGTTAAATAAGAGTGCGCGACCTGAAATAGAGACAAGACCAAAGATAACGCAGTCTTCAGACTCTCCGTGATGTTCTTTAAGATCATAAAGATACTCCTTTCTTATTTTGCAATATATAGGCGGTATGTTTGAATTTAAATAAGCCATTCATATTACTTTAAAATTAAAACTATTAAAATTGCTAATAAAATAATACCATGCATTTCATTTGGTGTGGCTATTATTTTTGCATTTATTCTTCTCCAAATTTCTTTTAATTTATCTAGCATCTCCATCTCCTTCTAGCTTGTCTTATTCTTGAATTAGGATCATTTCTAGTTTCTGCACTAGATCTTTTTAATTGACCTAAAGATCTTGCACAATATGATTTTCTTCTAGCTGATCTCTTTGGTCCAGGGTCTTTTTCAGTTACTGCTGTTTTTAATTTAGAACCTGGATTTTGTCTTCTGTAAGCCATGACACCTTTTTGTGTCATACCTGCACCAGATTTAGTAGATCGGTAATTACCTTCACTTTTTCTTCGAGAAGGCATACCCCCATCTTTTAAAAGAATTGGACTTGTTCCTTTTGATTGTATGCCTACTCTACTCATTTAAACTCTTAGCCCGCAGTTAAGTTTGGTCCTGAGTATTTATCAGTCAATAAAGTATATGCTGTAACTTTAGTTTTTGTTTTACAGAAAATACCTTTTGGAAATAAAATACCATCTTCAGGAAATGAAAAGTTAACTACATCTCCGCTTGGGACATCGCCAATGAATAAAGTGTCTCCTGAATTCGACGTAGTCGTTAACTCTAGTAAACCTGCACCTGTGCCATCTGATGCAATAATAATTCCTCTCAATCTTATAGGTTGAGCAATTATTGCAGTAGCTCCAGCAGCAGCATCTGATCTAGTAGCTTGTATATCACTTTTATAGCTCATTTGTGCTCCTTGTTTTGTGGCTCCCGAAGGAGCCACGATTAATTATAATTATGCTACTGTAGCAATTGGTGAACCAACAAAACTTGCCATCCAAGTTGAGTTAGTACCATCGTCAGATACACATGTAACTCTTACTCTTGATCCAACAACAGTTGAGTTCACTAGAGTTAAAGTGTCTCCTGCGTTGTCAATTGTAGGATTAGCTGCAACACCACCAGTTAATTGTAGTGTAGCAAACCAGTTTGATACACCAGCACCTGGTAATACAAATGTTACAGTTTTAGCTGCACCCACAGCAGTTGTTACGATAAAATCATAAGTTGTTCCTACATTAGCTGTGCTTAATGCAGGCATGTTAACAACAATATCATCAGTTCCGTCAATTTCAAAAACAGTTCCTGATTGAGCAGTTGTTAAAGTAGTAGTCACAGCAGCTCCAGTGTTTAGAGTTGCGTTGTCAACAGTTGTTCTGAAATTAGGTCTAGCGTCGTACGTAGCCTCAGTTGTAATCGCACCTGTTGTAGTATTTTTTGTTATGGACTGAAAACCGTTTTCCGATCTTACTGGTCCTGAAAAAGTAGTATTTGCCATTTTTAGCTCCTTTGTATAGTTTATATTTTGTAGTCTCTATACCGTCTGCCTAGTCAGTCTACAAAATAATTTTTTCTAGGTCTTTTAATTATACATAAAAAAAGGGGCGAAGTAAACTCCGCCCCTTTTTATAATGATTATGTAATTAAAAATTACGCTGCACCTGGAGATCCGAAGATACCTCTAGGGTCAGAGAAGCCGAAGCTGTATCTTTCTCTAGCTTTGTATCTAACGTTACCAGTGTCAAAATCACCTTCCATTGCAGTTCTTAATGGTGCTCTAACAAAATGTTTTAGACCATTAGGTGCATCAGTCATGATGAAAAACGCATCAGTGTCAGTTAAGAAATGGTTGATTCTATAACCTTCTGGAATCATACCCATGTTCATCATTGCATTGATGTCGTTATCAGCAGTACCTACTCTTAAAGGTGACTTTAAGATTCTCTCAGCAGTGAATTGTAATTCTTTTGGAATTATCAATTTTCTACCTTGAGTAGCGATTTTTAATCCTCTTTCATCAACGAACGCCGCAATGTCGATTAACGACTGTTCTAATGATGTTTCAGATAAATCAGCAGGTGTTGCTAACTCGTTTGCAAAAGTACCACCACTTACAAGTGGGTGTGCATTTGATAATAGAGGCTGTCCGTCACCGCCATTAGCAGTGTCGAAACCATTGTTCAAGACAGCAGCAGCTTTCACTTGTTTAGTGTTAGCCATTGATCTTGCCAATGCTCTAGTGTAACGAGCAGCTAATCTGTCGTACAAGTTATCTTCTACTGCTTCTTCAGTAATTGCGAATGCTAAAGCAATAGTCTCATGCGTATATCTTGCAGTGAAACTTTCTTTTGCATCGTCAAATACTACCGCAGCACCTTCTGTTTTAGTTGGTGCTCCACCGAAGCCAGATAACATTACTTCCTCTTCGAAAGCTCTGTCAGAAGACTCTGTAGTAAAGATTTCTGCGTGTTCATTTTCATATCTATTATACTCCAAGCCGAATAAGGCATTCAAACCTGGTTCTAGTTCTTTAACTAGTTGTGCTCTACTTATAGCCATAGTTTTATCTCCTTATTAAACTGTTAGACCTTCAACTCCACCTTTGTATTGGTGAGCGTTGATTCTAACGAGTACGTTTACGTTTGATACAGTTTGGTCACTGTTGTCAGGATCTTGAGAAATATCAATAGCCTGTAATACAAAAGTAGACGAAGAGTCTCCAGTTGATACATCTAATACTTCTTTAGATTGTCCTGATTGAGTGCTTCCAGCTGTTGCAACAATCGAATAGTTTGCGAATAAGTGATCAGTCGGAAAAGACTCATCAGCTTTAATTTCATAAACTACATTCGGATCGTCAATTACATTAGCAACGATATCATTCGCGCTAATGGTACCTGGATAATAGTTTTTCCAAGTAGGCTTTTGAGTAGTCGGGTCTGTATAGAAGACACCATTGAAAACTCCAACAACAGGGAAATCAGTTGCACCAGCTCTTTGGATAGTTCCATCAGTTGCTGCTTTAACTAAGTCGCCTTGGAATATTGCAGTACCATAGTTCTTCAATATTCTGTATCTGTTTTGTGAGTTATTAAACGGTGTACCACCTAACATTCTTGACGGTCTCAAGCCAAAGTTACCACTTTGATTAGCCATAATAGTTACTCCTTAGTTTGTTAGTTGTTAGTTTAATAACCCGATGGCCATTTCTAAAAAATTATTTTTTAGATCCACCACCGAAGGTTACACGAGATTGTCTATCAATATTGATAGGCATCTCTGGTCGTTGCTCCTTCATGAGGTCATGATCCACGGCATCCATTTGTCCTTTAGTTTTACCTCTAAAGTATTCTTTCCGTGACTCAACAATCTCTTCCGGTATCCTAGCCAACAATAGGCCACCAACCCCGATTATACCTGCGTACTTACCTTCTGAGTAAGATGGATAATCATTAGGACCGATTTGTTGTGATAACTCATCTGCTCTAACAAGTTCCCATCCTTCTCTGAGTTTTTTAGACATGTTTGCCGTGTCCTCAAAACCCATTGTGGTAGCTCTTAGCCAACGATGGACGAATCCAGCTGGCGGCGGAGGCGCATCTAGACTTGATGGTGGAGTCCAAGGTTTTTTTCGAACATCTTTTGCTCGAACCTCTGACTCGCGCGATAACGTTTTTATTTCTTTTGTCATATTTAGCTCCTATTTTACGTATTTCGCGTATTCTTCTGGTGGCACCCCTAATTTTTTAGAAATAGCTAACTGTGACTTGGTGAGTTTCACAGTTCGGCGTCCCGATTGATTACGCTGTGCGGAAGCAACGGTTTGGACGGGTCTCCTTTGCTCCGTAGTTGGTTGTTTTTCTTCAACCGCAAAACGACTCGGAAAATAATCTCTTAATCGTTTATTAAGTTGATTATAGTACTCATCGCTGTCTCCCGCAATACCCTCAGCCTTAATTTTTTTATCTAAGGCTAAAGCTGCGTCCGTCATCACTTCGTCATCACCAAACCAAGTATTTTGTTCAGCCCAAGCTTCCGCTCTAGGTGAAGGTAGTACTGGTGGATCAACAAAGTTTTGAGACTGTGCTTGACTTATTGGTTGAGAAACTTGTTGTGATGCTTTTTGCTGTTCTATTTGTTGTTCTCTTAGTATTTTAGCATTATTCATTCGCTCTTTTTCAATATTGATTGCAATCAATTTTTGATTAGCTTTAGCGATTTCAATTGCATCTTGAGATTCAATAGCTTTTTGCAAATAAGACTGAGCGGATGCTTCATCTGCAGTCACTCTAGCCTCAAATTCCCTTAAATAGTTTTCTTCTACTTTTGGAAATCTTTTTTGAACATCTTCGAATTGTTTTTGTAACCCTTTAGCATATTGAAGTGCAGCTTTTTCTCTTCTTTCTGCTTCTCTTCGTTTTCTAGTGAGTTCATTAATTCGTTCTTGATATGTATTAGCTGTTTTTTGAAGATTATCTTTTTTCTCTTCTGGCTGTTCTTCTGCCTCAACAACTTCTATCTTATCATCTTGATTAGCATTAACTTCAGTTCCATCTGGAATGACTTCTTCCGAAGGTAATTTTATTTTTGGTTCTTCTTTTGGTGTTTCCTCAAAAGAAATTTCTTTATCTTCAAAACCATCTGTATCTAAATCAACTTCTTTTTGAGATGGTTTTAATATTTCCGTTTCTGACATTGTATAGCTCCTTATTCATGTTAGTATGTATGTAGAATATCTTCTGGATTATCTACTCTTGCGATTATTTCATCATCATTTAAAATACGCACTTCACCGCCTTCAATTTTAAAACGGCTACCAGCATATCTTCCAAAAATGATCCAATCATTTGGTTTACACCATGGACCACTTGGAAATTTTTCTTTATCCTTGTAACAAAGATCTCCTTGTTTCAAAACTAAACCTACAACGGTTGTCATTTGAATTCGTTCTTGTGTTACATCAGAATAAATAATTCCGCCCTTTGTTTTTTGGGGACCAGAATAAGGTAATACCAACATTCGCCAACCAGTTGGTTGAGGAAGTTTTTCTAATGTCGATTTATCGATTGAGTTTTTATCTAAATAAAGTTTTTCAACTTCATCTTTTTCTTTGTACGCGTTTAACAATCCCTCTTTTTTAGCAGGGATCTCGCTCGTTGCCGAGTTAGTCATATTATAGCTCCTGTTTTTTTAGCAGGTCCCGAAGGTCCTGAAGCAGATCATTTAGTGATCTGATTTGTCCTATTATATATTGATATTGCTCCCATGTGTCAACACCAAAAATAACTTTAGATTCTAAAACTTCCTTTTTCTCTTTAATCTTTTTTTCAAGGTATTTTATTGTATCTAAATCCACAAATATTTTATTTTTTGCCGTTTGTTTTAATTAAATCTGTAGCTTTAATTCCATATATTGCTGCAACGACACTAACCCAAAGGGATACTATCCA